ATTTTTTGGGTACGCAGAACGTATGGGAATCCTATTCCAAAACCAATTGGAATGAAGAACTCGCTATCGAATCTAAGGTATCTCGTCACGACGCCCCATCCGTGAAAGTCATCAACACCAAACGCAAGAACAACTTCACCTTTAAATTTTACAATGTAAAATCCATAGGCAAACCTACCATCTTCAAAATACTGACGCATTTTGGATGGCGTGTAGTTGTATGCTTTGGGGTCACCGCTCTCGCTGAACGGTCTGTATAATTCAATTACGTAATTAACAAACTGCGGTGTGTAGTTGTGCGTTTCAACAACTTCGTAATTAGCCAGTTCTGACCAGCCGGATGATCCAGTATCCAATGTCAATCTCCCACCACGCCTTACCCACTTTGGGATTACGGACGTCATAATGATGATTAGAGTGCCAGCCTTCACCAAAACAAACAAGTCCTAGGAAGGGAACACAAACGCTGCTGTTAGTTTGTCCTGCATGACGATAACCAATATCTACACCAGGTAACTGATGTGCAACAGAATTCAACGCATTAGCTGCATTCCATGTAAGTGCAACCGGCGCCAGGTAGAAATACACCACGGCAAAAGGATCGATCAGTAGAAGCAGGAACGCATAAGCAATGTGAATTGTGAAAAAGTGCTTGTGAGTGAACAGGCAGAACGGATCGCGAAGGAGCTCTGGTGCTCTTTTCAGGCTCACTTGTTTGAGCATTGTGAACCACTGTACAAACCACCACGGATTGTTGACAAGAGAGTACGCGTCTCTAGGTTGGTCTAAATAACGGTGGTGTTCGCGGTGCTGGCTCACAAAAGTTATAGGACTGCCAAGAGCGCCAATCACACCACACAGTATACCGAAGCGTTCAAACCACAAAGGACACTGGAAGGATCTGTGGGACAACAAGCGGTGATAGGTAATCGACATTCCTATCCCCATATAGAGAGTGTACGCAATGATACACGCAAGCCATTGCATCCAGGTTCCGTTGAAAATAAAAACAACGAGGGCAATATGAGCAATGATTTGTAAGGCTAAGAGTTTTTTACCGGCTCCGTGGCTAGACCGATAAGCGTCAGCGAGAATAGTTAGTGGGGGCTGTTCTGTCTTCATGATTAATGGAATACAACAAGATTGTGGTATATTTATGCGTGTTGAAATAATTCAATGGTCTATGTATAATGGGTTCACTTCGTGTTTAAAAGGAGAAACGATGTCAAAACAATCTATCAACAAAGCACTGCAGTACTGTGGTGTAGGCTTGAAAGTTGTTATCTTAATTGCGTTCGTGTATACTATCTTTACAGTCATGAATTGGGCTGTACAGAGAAGTGTTGATACTTACAACTCTTACGCATCATTAACGACTGTAACACTAAAAGAGCGTGAAAGACAACTACAATGTCTTGCGCAAAATATTTACTGGGAAGCGGCAAGCGAGCCCTTTGAGGGCAAGGTTGCGGTTGCTCAGGTAACACTCAACAGGGTAGAAAGTCGCAAATTCCCAAACGACATTTGCCAGGTGGTATATCAGAAGAACATTTTCTACGAAAAGGTGGTCTGCCAGTTTTCGTGGTTTTGTGACCCAAACCACAAAGTGAAACCAGTACATCCTCAATTCTATACAGAGTCAGAGGCTGTCGCAAAGAAGGTCCTTCTTGAAGGCTTCCGTCTTGACGGACTCAAAGAAGCAATGTATTATCACGCTGACTATGTAAACCCAAAATGGAAGAAAGAAAAAGTCGCTACCATTGGCCGCCATATTTTTTACAAGGAATGAACATGACAGATATTCTGAAGCAGTATTACAACATTATCAAAGAGCGAGCGGCTACGGTTAGCATGAATTCAATTGGTTGGTTTGCAACCGTATTGATGCACTGCGCGTTTGTTCCAAACATTATCTCTGTCCTTCTTGGCGTCTCAGATCGACTACCATCGATTGACGTTGTGATCTTTGTGTGGGGTGGTCTGTTCCTGATGTTCCTCCGCGCAACAATTACACGGGATGTACTCAACATCATTACCGGCGGCATTGGCTTCTTCTTGCAAGCTGTCTTACTTGCCTTGGTCGTGTTTAAATGATGAGTGTTAATCCAGCGAAAACCATAAGGGACTTCCAACGTGAAGTTGAGTCCCTTGCTTTTGAAAAGCGTATCGAGTTTATGGAAGCAGTAATCCTTTACTGCGAGACCACCGGTATGGAGATTGAAGTTGCCGGACAACTGATTAAGACCAGTGCTAAGATGAAAGCGAAAATTCAAGACGAAGCGGAAGCGTTGAACTATTTTCCTAAGACAACAAAACTCCCAATATAATGTATAATTTGAGAATGGAACCGTTTGAAGCGTACAAACAATACATCTCTTTGAAGAACCACTTCACGTCCAAAACGTACGACTATTTTAAGTATGGTGGAGCGGTTAGGGCAAAGCGTGATTCGTTTGAACGACGTAATGACAAATACTTTTTCCACAAACTATCAAAGCATAAAGACATAACAAACTTTCTTGTTTCGTTGTTTGTGTATGGTAAGAAGGATATGTGGATTGGTGACGTTATCCGCAATGAGGAGAGTGAGCAACTCTACACTAAGTGGCAACGTACACGTCAGTCATTGACCTATGTGTTTATGAGTGACTTGGAAAATTTTAATGATGATCTGGTCAGTAGCTTTGTAGTCAATGAGGGTCAGCATCCCCATGCTCTCAAGTTGTTACTTAGCGACCAGATAACCATTGAAACGTTCATTATTATGAACGACATCCTCCGATTTGTTCCTAACTGGAACAAGAACATCGAGGAGAAGATCATTTGGCCTGAGATCAGGCAGAAATGTAAAAAGTATCAGCCCTTTATGGAGTATGATAAAGAAAAGTGTAAAAAAATTGTTGTTGACAAGTTCGATCTGAAGAGGTAAGATAAATACTTCTATCGTTATGATTAACGTGGATACGCAAATATACAACTATACGTTTAATACAAGGAAATACATATGACAATCGATTTCAAATCGCTCAAGAAGAGCAGCACCAACTCCCTTTCTAAGCTCAACGACGAGCTGACGAAACTAGCATCTCCCACAAACAAACCCCAAGACGATAATCGCTTCTGGCGTCCAGAAGTTGATAAGGCAGGCAACGGCTATGCTGTTGTTCGTTTCCTTCCCGCGCCTGCAGGAGAGGATGTTCCTTTTGTTCGTTTGTTTGATCACGCCTTTAAAGGTCCAGGTGGCTGGTTGATTGATGGTTGCTTGACTTCAGTCAATGAGAAGTGCCCTGTCTGTGAGCATAACAGTGCTCTATGGAACACTGGCACAAAAGAGAACCAGGAAACCGTTCGCGCTCAGAAGCGTAAGCTGTCGTTCATTAGCAACGTTTACATTGTTAAGGATCCAGCACATCCTGAAAACGAAGGTAAGGTCATGCTGTTTAAATACGGCAAGAAGATCTTTGATAAGCTGAATGCAGCGATGAACCCAGAGTTTGAGGATGAGTCTCCACTCAACCCGTTTGATCTATGGGCAGGCGCTAACTTTAAATTGAAGATCCGTAAGGTCGAGGGATATTCGAACTACGACAAGTCCGAGTTTGATGCACCGTCTGCTCTGTTTGAAGATGACGAACAGCTCGAATCCGTGTGGAAGCAAGAGCACCCACTTCAGTCGTTCCTTGAGCGTAAGAACTTCAAGACGTACGACGAGGTTAAGGGACGTCTAGCAAAGGTTTTGAATCTTGAAGGAGCTCCCGTAGCCGCTAAGCAGAGTGCTTGGGATGGCGAAGAGTCTGCCCCACCTCCACGTCAAGTAGCTCGCCCCGCTGCGCAGCCTAAAGCTGCAAGTGCTCCATGGGATGAGCAAGAGGACGACGACCTGGCAATGTTCCAGAAACTTGCTGAGGGTTAACCAATAGCCGGCAACGGCTGTGAGGTTCGAGGCGCCGCATTTTGCGGCGCTTTTTTTGTATCTGCATCAGCAACTACAACAACGGTAGTGCTACCACCGCCTGCTTTAGCTTTGTTTTGCTTTGCAGCCGCGACGCTTGTACTAGCATCGTTAACAGTTATACCTGCAGCCGCACCCACTTTTGTAATCTGGGGGTCATTAAGGAACTGTTGGAAAAATTCACCGCGTTCTTTGACGTGAATTTGTCCACCGTTGACGAATTTAGTAAAAGCACTTACATCACCGTAATCGCCTTTGAATCGGTTTGCAAAATCAACAGCCGTCTGCGCAGCCGGGCCCAATTCCAATAGCTTATAAGGAGCATCAGCAACGCCGGCTTTCGTATAGTTAGCACGACCTGTGAGTTGAAAGAACCCTCGACCACGGTATCTAAAACCGTCACCGGGCTGAACGTTGCCAAGGTTCTTTACACCAAAGTTGTAGCTGGGTGATGATGGATCACCACCGTAAATGAGTGATCCAATTCCTGCTACGCCCTTGCTGATAGCTTCTTTCAAAACCTCAATCGGTGTATCTTTCAATCGACCGAAAGTCTTTTTCATACCTTCAGCGGAGTATGCTAGGTTTTCAGAAAGAGCCGTGAATCCACCCGTCTCAACAGCTGCTTGAGCCATAATAGCGGCACGTTTAACTGGATCCGTTATTTTCTGGTTATCCAATTCCTCAAGCAAAGCTTTTTTACCCGCAGCAGCTGATATTTTCTTCTGGAGCGGTTCTGTTCCACCGGAAGAGGGAACTGCTGCTGGCGCAGGAGCAGTACCAGGCACTGCTGGTTTACCAGCAGACGCAGGTGGTGGAG